TTTGGAGTTGCCCTGCATCCACCAATACGTGATGCCCGTTGATAGTTAACTTGAATTTCATAAATTCACCTGTATGGTTCGTTCTACGTACATAAAGTTCTCGGCATCGCCTGTGCTATCGGACTCAACATCGTTGTCATCCTCGCCAATACGAATGAACTCATACTCGTACTCAAGGTCGCGCACCTCCTCCAAAAACTTAGTAAACCTAGCCACATCGGGGTAGCTGTCGTACCATTTAATAGAGTTAGCGGTAAACTGGAGTACACGATGATGGTCATTCCAATCAAAGTAATCGCCCCATGTATCCAACATATCCTTAAACGTGGTGTTCATTAGCGTTTTGAGCTTGTCGTACTCCAACAAGTTAGTGTCACCGTTCGCAGGGTAAATAAGTGCCTGCACATCTGATCTATATCCCATGGTTTTCTCCAAAAGTTATAAGGTTATAAGTTTTAAACTTCGACACGAATCGTCGTACCGAATGGTGCAACCACATCGGTTGTGATAGCCCACAAGGTAGGCACATTGGTGTTACCCCAATCACCTACGTAGCCGTCGGTAAACTGCACAATAGCTTGTGGGTTGATACGGTGTTCACGCAAGTATTCAAACAACACAGAACCATCTGTACCACCACCGCCCTTGGGTTTCATGTCGGCTACGGCAAACTGACCATCCTCGAATGTTTGATGCCCTGCTACTTGAGTGTCCCAATAGATGACGTGTGTCTTGGTTGGCTTGACCTCTTCAATGATGGTCTTGATGTTGGAAACAAACGCAGTCATTTCATCGCCACCGAAACATGAACCCGACGTGTCGAACCCGATGACAAGCTCTGTCATAGTAGTCCCCACCATAGAGGGCATGTAAACGTCGTAGCTCAAAAATCTACGATTAGGTTTACGCCATGAGGACTCGTCACGACCCGCACATGTCTCGGTGATGAAGTCACGCAAGACTTTCTTCCAGTCGATCTTGGGTTGCAACAACTCACCGAACGCACCATCTGCATCGCCTGCACCCTTGCCTTGCATCTTGCGACGCACGATCTCGCCTTGACGAATGGCTCGTTGTATCTCATTGCCACGCTCGGCATCCTTAGCAGGGTCACCGCTTGTTGCATTAGCCCAGTCATGCTCATCGAACCCATTGCCACCTTCGCCACCGCCACCACCCCCGCCTTCTTCTTCCTCTTGCTTGAGGTCTTCGAAGATTTGCTTGACTGACCACCCACGATACTTGGCATCAGGTTGCACACCTAACTCAGGCATCTTGATGAACCCCTCACCGTCATCCATATCCACTAAGGATAAGTTAACGAAGTGATCTGCTGCGATGTTAGCCAACTGAGCATCCTCGTCGTGCAATGCAGTCCATACTTGCAAGTGACGATACGCTTTGTGCTGACCCTCATGCAAGATGAGGAAGCGCAACTCGGGGTCGGTCTTCATGTGTTGCTCGATGAAGGCAGGGTTGTAGATAACATCCCAACCGTTAGTAGCTGCGGTAGGTACGTCGTTGTTGACATGCACCTTGCCACACGCAAGGATACCGCTATACACACAGAACTTTTTGTGTTGCATGATAGCGATGTGCGCTTTCTTGATTCGATCTGATACGTTCATTTGATTTCTCCAAAAGTTATAAGGTTATAAGTTTTCAAAAGTTGTAGTCCAATGGGATGAGAAACTCTCGATTCTCATCTAGTAGCGAAGCTATGCGCTCAGCCAATGCCACCTCATCAGAGGTTCGCAATGTAAGAAACAAGTCAACTACCTGCTCTCGTATTGGTTTGTTGCGGATTATGATTGAGTAGTGCGTGCTACCACCCACCTCTTGCAAACGTTTCATGTTAGTAACAAAAGTATCATCAACTCGTTCTACAAACTCATCGTATGTGATCTTGTAGTAGTTCTTCTTCTCTGTCTCGAAGTTCATCTTAGTCAACGAGCAGTCCGCCTCGAGCAGTCCAATCATCTCATTCTGAACGCTATGAGGTATAGGGCGTGGTGCTACAAAAGATACATACGGTCCATGCTCAGGCTTAGCGTGTATCACAGGTGCTTCACCCGCTAACTTAAAGATAAGGTTGCGCACTTTCTTTGTTTGACTTGACCACCCACCGCTATGCTTGCCTGACGCAATGCTCTTACGAGCAAGGTTGCGTAGCGACTTAGTCAAACGAGTTGGGTTAAAGTATGCCGTGGTGACTACACCGGGGGACTGCAGTTGTCTTGCGAGTTCGTACATATTTCTCATGATGGTTTCCTTAGTTTGTTTAGTAATGCGGTTTGTAAATTCCATGCATCATTTGACTGCACATGGTTAGGCAGTGGGCGTTGGTACGCCTTGCTGATTCGATTGGGATGCCAATCTTTCTTAATGACGACGATGGTCTGCCCGTTAGATGTTCGTTCTACGATAAGCATCATGGTCTCCAGTAGTAGAGGTCAAGGGCTAGCACAATGAGTGCTAGGACTAAGATAAAACGCTCGAAGCGTTCCCAAGGTGTAAACATAAAGTTATAACCTTATAAGTTTAGAAGAACTTACCAAGCTTGGCTGCTTGGGTCGTGAACTTACGGCTACCGCATGCCATACCTACCTTGGCTTTGTTGGATGCAAGTGATGTGATAAAGAGTGCATGTGCCTCGAATGATTCGTTAGCCATACGATCTGAGTAGTCCATCACTGCGTCGATAGTCTTAGCATCGACACGACCTGCCAACATAAAGGCGAGAATGAATAACGCACCCGCACTGCTTGGAACCTTAGCCTTGAATGGTTCCTTCACGATGTTCTCGAACAAAGGCAACTGATCTGCCAAGTGAATGAGTGCATCCATATCCCTAGCTGCTGCTTCACCCACAGTACCCGCCAATGCAGGCAACAAGGCATCACCCAATACATGACGCATCTTGATAATGTTAGATGCTTTCTCGAGTGAACGAGGCGAGCAGTATGCTTTCACGTTGCCCGTCAATGGGTTGAAGATGTAGGGGTTCTTAGCCTTGGGGTCAAGGTCTACATAGCAGTCGAACACTTGCGGATACTGCTTAGCAAATGCCATAACTTCGGGGGCAATGTTGTTGTCCGATGCCCACTCGAGCCACTGCTCAGTTGTTGGGTTGGCTAGGTTCACCACAGTCATGCGGTTGTAGGCATGGGCAGGGATATTGTCACCCACACCATCTGTATCTAGGTTGGTTGTTGCTAAGATGATTGACCCAGTACGATACTGCACATCACCTACACGATGCTCAAGGATAGTCGGCAACAACATGTTCATCACAGGGCGTGATGCTTTACCCAACTCGTCAAGCATAAGTATGACGGGTCGAGTCTGATTCTTACCTACACCGAAGCGCACATTGGGTGCATACGATGTGGTCATGTTCTCTCGGTCAATGACAGGCATAGCCAAGTCACCGAGGTCTAAGTTTGCACAGTCGATGTAGCAAACGTGATAGTCAGGTAGTTCCTTGCCTAGTGTTGCAAGAATAGATGACTTACCTACACCGGGCTGACCCCGCAGTAGGATTGTGTTTGTTGTACCCACATTGCGAATGAGAGTAGCTGCTTGTTTGAGGTTTACAGACAATTGCATTTTGATTTCCTTGGATTGAAAGTTATAAGGTTATAAGTTTACTTAAGTTGGCTTACGCCACGTTTACAAGACAAAGGTCTCAGAGCGAGACACAATGTACATGTTCTTTTTGCATGCAGCCATGATGGTTGCCCAACATGCTTTTGCATTTGATTTCTCTACGTATTGGTACTGCGGATATGCGTACTCACGTTGGAATTTGTTGCGAGCGATAATCATTTTCCATGTGTCGGCTCGGGCAGAGTCAGACAAAGCATCGGGGAGTCGTACACCAAACATCCCGTAGTTATCGGTTTCCATATCATCGGGTGTAGCTACTGCATACAGTAGATTGAACGCATCGGCAAACCCTGACTCTTTTAGGTCAACGGCTAGTTCTTTAGTCGCTGCTTTATCTACACGTTTCTGCTCAAACGCTTGAAGTGGCGTGATGACTTCGCCTTGGGCATTGAGTGTGATGCCGTCATAGTAATAATAAAGTTTAACGCCCACCCGAAGCACAGGTTGTGAATAACTGTAGATGCTACGCTTACCCATACCCACGCCCACACCCTCGAAGAAACCAAACGCTTCGTTGAGCCGAATGATTGTTGTGTTATGTGTGTAGTATCCGTTGGTGTCGATCTTCACATCGCCATTGGGGTAAGCGGTAATAATGTCGGTACTCCACATGCGGATACGCATTGTGTCGTCGTTACCCTTGACCACTCTGAAGTGATCCATGCCACGCCTATGTGCATTGGCAGGGGCGCTACCCTTGTTCTTGCCACGCTTATACATGTGACGTGATAAGTGCATTGAAAGTTTTGAGTACATGCTCATTGTGTTTCTCCAAAAGTTATAAGGTTATAGGTTTGTTGTTTGTTTAGGGTTGAGTTAGTGTCCCCAGTCGGGGTGCAGTTTGTACAGCATGATTGCCAATGTCTTGGCTTCTTCGAGTGTTGAGGCTTGTCCCGCCTCGATGTGATTTATAAAGATTTTCCACCCGTCTATTTCGGATGAATACCCAACACGCAGTACATCATGGGCATACAAGTCAGGTTTCGGTATTTCGTAAGCCCATGTTTTATATGCGTATTGATACCACTGGTATTGCGCTCGGTGTTTCCCATGAACGATTGCCATTACATAGCCCCTCCCTTGTGTGATGAGTTAAGCCCCTTCAATAAATTGCGGTCAGTCACTACGATGTAGTTGGACTTAGGCATAGGCACGATGGTGTGCTTGCGTGTCTTGGCTTGTATCTCGCCACATGACAGGCATGTTTTGTAACCGAGCGAAGCTCGGGCAGGGGGTATCCGTTCTGCGTAACAACAAGTGCAGATCGGCAGGTGATAGTGGGTCATACTCACTCCCACAAATGTTTCATTGCAGCTACGGCTTCTGCCATTTCTTTTTTGGTAGCCATGATGCGCAGGGCATCACGGTCATTGGCAATAGCAATGAGTAGGTTCTTGAGCAAGATGTAGTGTCTTGTCTCTGTGTAACTGGTTTCAATCATTTGCATCTCCAAAAGTTATAAGGTTATAAGTTACTCAATCACCACAACTTGACGAATGGGTTCGTCTTCCTCATCCTCAGGCTCGTCGAGGTCACGTTCATACAAGCGGTCGGTCTGGTGATACTCAGACTTCTGCACCGTACCTTGAAAGGTTCGGCTTACCCTTGGGGCTAGCGTTGTACGCCAGTAGTCACCAGCACCGTATGCCATGTGTACTTCGGCATCACCGTCGTAGCACTCCAGTTCTGCGATTAGTTCGGACACTTTCATATCATTCTCCAGTCTTAAAGTTAGGGTTAGGTTTAAAGAAAATCTATAGCGATCTCGTCGCGGTTTTTGCTGATCTGTATGGGGCATGTGACTACGCTTTTGACTGCGTTGTTGATGCGATAGATAGTCAGCGTGTCAAGGTTCGGCTCGTTGTCGATAAACAATGTGCCGTTGTAGAAGCTAGCTTGCAGGTGAGGGTCAACCTCTTTTAGTTTGTTAAGTACTACTTTCTCAAGTCCCATGGTGATCTCCCAAAGTTATAAGGTTATAGGTTTGGTGTGGTACACACCCAAGAGGGGACAGTATCCCCTCCCAGTTGAATACAACTTGTTGACACGGCTAATGCCGTGAGTAGTGCGTCGATTGATTTGGCTTTTTTACTACGATAGGGTTTGTCGTTCTGGCATATCCTGACCCTTGTCAGTTCCAGTTCCCATGGTTGTCTTAGCGGTAGCGACCCGAGGTGCTACATAAACTCCACTGAGCAGTTTGTATGATTGGCATACAAATACTGCACCCATTTAGGTAGTGTGCGTTAGTGCTGCATGTTGCTATCGTTTCGTTGACACTAGCCTATTGAAACTACACCACAACATACTGGGGCTTTAACCCAACGTCTATTCAAACGAGGAAGAAAAGTAACTTACATCTTTGGCGGTTTGGTATCTTTACTCAACAATAGCTAACTGGCATGGCACTACCTGCCCTTGGGGACTTACAGTAAACTCTCGGAATCAGGGAAACCCAAGTGAATGGGATATGAAACACGCATAAGAGGTGCGGTGGCTATTGAGGCATCGGGATACGACCAACTCTTGTATGAACTGGACACTAATCTATCGAGCTTCTGTATTTACAGCGACGGCTTGCATAACTTTATAAGCTACACAAAAACCTATGTATAAATTGTTAAAGAACTAAACAAGCCGAGGCGTTACTCGACTTGATAAATCAATTATAACAGATTATAGGTATGTTGTCAAGCGTTTTCGTATGGGTCTGGAGTCCAATCCCGCTTGAGTTTTTCCTTGGCAATTTCTTTCTTTGCAGCAGCTACGATCTGATGCACCCTGATTTCTGATATGCCGTATTGGGTTGCAAGGTCTCTGCGTAGTGTTCCGCGTAGTGCGCGGTATGCAATGTCCTCATCTCGTGCCTTGCGTCGTTCGGCAAGGGTTAGGTCTGATTTGAGGTTTACATAGGCGGGGGCTTCGGGGTGCATTAGTTTTGCAATGGCTTTGCGTACGAACTCCGCCCGTGACATGCCTTCGGTGTTGGCTTGTGTGGCAATGGTTTGCCATGTGTCGTCGCCCAGTTGGAGCCAGAACTTGATGGCTTGTGTGGTGGCTGCTTCGATGCCGTCTTTGTGTGAGTTGGCAAGTCGGTCGGCAACTTCGGTGGGGAAGTTCAATTCGAGGGTGTAGAGGTCTTGTGTCATAGTAAGTCCTTGGGTTGGTGTGGAGGTGTGTAGTGTAGCAGAAGTTATAAGGTTATAACTTTGGGGGGGTCGTGTTACGGTGTTACGAAACGGGTGGGGAATGTTACAGGGGGGTCGTTACGAGGGGGTTTATAGGTCGGTCATTGCGAATCAACAACTTAGCCGATTTTATAGTATAGCTTTTGGGTTAAATGGGTCGTGGTTACGCTGTAACAGGGTATTTGGGGGTATGAAGGTCTAAAATCTTTTTCTTTTAGTTTGCTATAAGCGTCAGGGTAACCATTAAGGGAACTATACGTTTTGGGAATTTGACTCTCATAACCTAAAAAGACCGTTACAATGTAACAATATAATATATTATATATATATCTATCTCTCTCTCTTGGTTTTTGAAACGCTTAGTATTACTTTTGCGGGGCTATTTGCAAAAAAACAACGTTACGGGGTTTTGTAACAAATCGGGGGTGTTTTGTTACATTGTAACAAGCATGCCATTCTCCCTGCGTCATAGTTGTGCCATCAGCCCGTGGGGTAAAAGTTATAAGGTTATAACTTTTGGGAAGTTTTTGCCCCGAAGCTCTCCCGCACCCTCGCACACACGCGCACTCACGCTCGCTCTCCCGCACCGCCTAACTACTATGACGTTTTCCAAACGGACAATGGAAGCGCACGCATGGAAAAAATCAGGGCGAAAAAAAAGCCACCTTGCGGTGGCTTAGTGGAAACCCTAGGGTTTAGTCAATGTATCGGGTAATGACAAGTTCAGCGTGCATTTCAATACTGGGGTTTGCTTCGCGCCATTGATTCAAAAGGTCTTTTCCCATTTCGAACGTGTCACAAAAATGGCTTTTGTTTACGTTTAACCTTTTGCCCCTTTTACCCTCTGGTGCATTGACCCAAGTATAAATTGTGAGTACTCCAACAAAATCGGACATGATGTTAACCCTTAAAAGTACATTGAAAAGAACTTGTCATTGATGTATGCGAGTGCGTCTTTTTCATGACGGAACGAACGGGTTTCCCCATCGGAAAATTCAACTTTCCATCGGTTAACCAAAGGGTCATTGTAGATTTTCCATGTCAAAACATCGGATTCGGGTTTTGCTTTTGAATAGTGAAAATATTTGTTCATTTTAAAACCCCTAGGGTTTCCCCTAGGGTTTCCGTTGATTAGGTTTTTACTTAGCTGATTCTGTAAAATCAGGGATAAATTCAACTATTGCATCAAGCAAAGCGCCCTTCAGCAAAGTTTGATTCAACAAGGTGCATTGGTGCAAAGCCTTTTGTAATGTCAGCGTTAAAGCTTCAGCTTTTGTATTTGCTTCAGCTTTAGCTTCAGCTTTTTTGTTTACAAGGTCTCGGGAAAATGGCACGTTCGTTTCGAACGCTATCCAAAAACATTGGGCATACTGTTGCGCTGAATTTTTGCTGATGTACTCTTTTGATACTAGCGTATCAAATAAGGCTTTCACTTCGCCCCTTGCTTCGTTGGTTTTTGAATTGCCCTTCAAATACTCAGCTTTTGTTGTACTGCAAGCCAAAACGTGAGCATCTACTAACTTCTGAATTTCAGCGTTTTGTTTTGTGATGCTATCAGCTTCTAGCTTTTCAGCTTTAGCTTTAGCAGTTGCGAACGCACCAATAATTGATGCATGAAGTTTTGAGAATTGTGCCATTTCATTTCCTTTGAATAGCGTTTACTTACATATCGGCTAAACCGAATTGCTTAACCGATGGGTGAAATGTATATCAAACTATAATGTTTGTCAACACTTATCTTTAGTTATAACCTTATCTTTTTTTGACCCTGTTTTGACCCTGAATCCTCTGGCAGCAAAATAAAACTAAACCTATAACAAAAATATAAAAAATCAAGTACAATCCCACCCTACCCCCCACTAAGGAATCTTATGGAACAACAACGATTTGGTAGATTAATTGTGCAGAATTTACACAGCCGGGATAAAAAATCCAATGCACGCTGGACCTGCCTTTGCGACTGCGGCAATACATCGGTAGTGCTAGGGTTCAAGCTAAAGACTGGAGTTACCAAATCCTGTGGTTGTTACGCAACTGAGTTTCGTGCCGCACTAGTTACAGCCGCCGATGTGGAGCGCCGCACATATACCAAGCAGTCTTGGAAATCCATGATGAGCAGATGCTATAACCCAAAGCATCCCAAGTATAGTTTTTATGGTGGACGTGGGGTATCTGTATGTGATCGTTGGAGATTTGGGGAAAACGGCAAGACCGGCTGGCTATGTTTCTTTGAAGATATGGGACCCAAACCAACTGGGCATTCCATAGATAGAATAGACAATACAAAAGGCTATAGTCCGGACAACTGCCGATGGGCTACCATGCAAGAACAAATTGCCAACCGCAGGCCGTGGGGGTCCGTTAACGGAAGACGCCCCCTTGTTAAATAAAACACACAAGAAAAAAATTACATATATAATCCGCAAAACTAACGGCTGCTACTCCGCCTATGTACACACCTGTAATTGATTACGACATTCCGCTTGCGGACTACTCCCCGACATTCGAGTCGCTGGAGACCCGCGTGGCCGCAGCCATGTCTGCGTTAGTAGACACTAACAACCTGCCACCGCCAAACGAAATATCCGAAACGGACAAGCACAAGGCCCGCGAAGTGTTTCTGGGTAACGAGTTGGCGTCCGACGAGGACTTGTCTTCCCCCGGCATGGTGGTGTATCTGCAGTCCCTGCTATCTGAATACGATCAGGTGGTTGTGAAGTCGGCCCAACAACTGCGAACCTACGTAACTAATAAGCTGCTATCTGAGACGGCAAACCCTGACCCCCGCATACGGATGAAGTCACTGGAACTGCTCGGCAAGATCAGCGACGTTGGATTGTTCACGGACAAGACAGAAATCACGATGCGCCACCGGCCTACGGAAGAGCTAGAACAAATGCTGCGTGAACGCCTGACCAAGGTGTTGGAAGCCGAGGTGGTGGATAACAGCGCCAAACCAACCAAAGCCCAAGTACAGATAGATATTAGCGACGTCGAAGCAATCTGATGGACCAAACCCTAACTCCAGAGATCATTGACAGGATTTCTAAGAAGCTGCCTCCAGACGAGGCGGTGGAGTTACTTGCCATGTTTGCCGAATTGGATGGCAGAAAGCGCCAGACTCTGGCCCAGAACGACTTTTTGTCGTTTATTGCTGCCATTGATCCTAACTATAAGTTTGGTACGCACTTAAAACGGCTGGGTACTCTGCTGATGGAGGTAGAAACCAACATCAAGAACCGGATTGCGGTGTCTATGGCACCTCGTATGGGTAAATCCCAGATGATTTCTATCTACTATCCGGCTTGGTACTTGGGAAAACACCCCGATCACAAGGTAATTGTGGCCTCACACACTGCAGATTTGGCGGTTGTCATGGCCCGCAAGGTGCGAAATCTCATCAATACGCCTGAATACAAGGCAATTTTCCCCAATACAAGCATCGCAAGCGACGCAAAAGCGGCTGCGCAGTGGAATACGACCAAAGGGGGCGAGTATTTTGCAATTGGTGTGGGTGGTGCGCTAGCCGGACGGGGCGCTCACTTGATTATTGCCGACGATCCGCTGTCTGAACAGGACATTAAAGCTGGAAACACCACATCTTTGGACAACGCATACGAGTGGTTCAGTGCTGGTCTGCGTACTCGACTCATGCCAGACGGGAAAATCTGTGTTTTGCACACAAGGTGGCACCAGAGGGACCTGATTGGGCGTCTAATTAAGGATTCCGCCATGAATGAGGGCGGGGACAGCTACGAAACCTTTGAATTCCCTGCAATTTTGAACGAAGGCACGGATAACGAGAAGTCAATCTGGCCAGAACAGTGGTCAATCGAGTCTTTGCAGCAAACCCGGGCGTCAATGCAC